AGAGTGCCTCTGCAATAAGAGGCTGTCGCCTTACCAACTATTGCAACAGGATAAGATTTAGAACTATAGAACCCATAGTTTATTGCATGTTCTCCCTGATTTGATGTGTCGGAATTTAAATATATATCTGAAGTCGTTCCGCTAGTTAAGCTTAAGCACCCATTTATAATGTCGAGCTTTTCATCGGGGGCAGTTGTTCCTATGCCAACGCTTCCACCGTCTTTAATCGTAACGAATTTATCGTAACCAATATAGGTATCACCATACCCCTTTAACCACATCTTCCCGCCGCCATTAGCCCATAACCCCACCTGAGATGACCCTCCCCCTCCCAGAGAAGCATTATATCCAATCCTTATTGCATTGCCAGCATCTCCTTCGGGCATAAATATACCCGTGCCAATTACGTCTAGTTGAGTGCTTGGGGAAGAGGTTCCTATCCCGACACTTCCCGTAACGGTAAGAGTGTCGGTGCCCGTTATATCAACGCTTTCAAAGACGCCCGTCACTCCAGACAGATATTGCCCGTGGACGGCAATAGAACCCGTGGTCGTGTTCCCATTATTACAAACGTCTTGTAGCGTTTGCGTCTCTGCTGGGGAATCTCCCGACAGGAGATAGCCTGTTCCGTTCAGGGTAATTCGATCACCAACTCCTGTTCCTGCGACATCGCCAGAAACGTCCAGCGCATATTGGGGACTGCTGTTTTTTATTCCGACATCGCCAACGTCTGTGTCTACAGCGAGACCCAATGCATAACCATCGTCCGTCCATGTTGTTAACCACACGCCAGCGGTTCCATGCACTCTTAAATAGTTGAAGTCGGGGGCATCTATCCCCGCATACCCCCCTTCGATAGTAAGTGCGTCAACTTTAGCGCCCCCCATCACTTCAAGCGTATGAGTCGGAGCGTCTGTTCCTATGCCGACCCTATCGCTAAACAGTCCCGTCACACCTGAGATGTGCGGTCCCGTGGATAGGATCGAAGTCGTAGTCGTGTTACCGTTGGTAGTAACGTCTTGTAGCGTTTGCGTTTCCGCTGGCGAATCTCCTGACAGGAGATAGGGCGTTCCGTTGTTCGTAATTCTATTCCCAACGCCCGTGCCCAAGAAGCTACCCGAGCCCGAGATGTCGCCCCTTACGTCAAGCGTTGCTAGCGGAGCGGTGGTTCCTATACCAACATTACCTGAAACGGTAAGAGTGGCTGCGCCAGTTATATCAACAGTCTCAAATACTCCCGTTACTCCCGACAGATATTGCCCTTCGACGGAAATAGAATTCGTTGTCGTGTTTCCTCTATCCGTAACGGTCTGAAGAGTATCCTCGTCATAAGGATTGACTCCCGTCATCACAGGGACTCCGTTTAGATAGAGTCCACTTGTCGATTCAACGTAGACTCCATCTTCGAAGTGGAGTCCTAATGTATTAGCTCCCGAAGAAAGAGCGTGGGTTACAGAACTATCAGAGAAAACAAATGCCCCAGTATGCCCAGCTTGGACATAAGAATGATTGCCGCCTACTACTCCTCTGTCTGCTTCTATTTTATTGTCGCTGCCGCCCATGATTACGGCCATGTCGCCAGAGATCTCATGGTTTATGCCACCAGCGATGACGTTGTTCTGGCCCCTGATAACATTTGATCCACCAGCGCCGATGAAACTATAGATGCCTCCCTCATGGATGGTGTTACTTTGGCCACCAACAATAACGGAGTTTGTCGCTTTTAATGTGTTATCGAAGCCACCCCCTAAGACTCCTCCTGCCGCACCAGAAACTAAGTTGTCATAACCCCCAGCAATAGTGGCATAATCAGAAGATAAAATATCATTATTATATCCCCCCATACTAGAAGAATAATCACTTCCAGTGACATCAATTCCTGAGCCTCCACCAATAAAGTTAAAGTCGCCACCCGATATGTTATTGATGATTCCCCCCGCGATTACATCAAAGTCGCCGCTTATCTGGTGATTTGCTCCACCAAGGATAGCAGAACCAGTAGAATTAATCTTACTGTTAGCGGCTCCAATATTTGCTTTTGCTACATTAGAGGCATCAAACGGAAATTGTGGATTTGACGTTCCGACGCCCACGTATCCTGCCGAAGTGCCCACTCCTACCGAAAGGATTGTGGCGCTCGCATCGGGAGAGTAAACCTCAAATGAATTTGTCGATTCAACAGCACTTGTTCCGATACCAACGCTGGGGAGGTTTAAATAAGAATCGTTGGAGGAATTAGTATCTATATTGACTAATTTACTTCCTGCTGCGTCGGTCGCTTCTATTATTGCGTTTTTACTTGAATCGCTATAAAGCTTAATACTGTCGGCTTCGGTGTCGTCTTTAAGGGTAAGATAACCCATATCATCAGCACTTGCTCCAAGCCTACCTCTCTCTTCAGTGCCATCAGGATTTAATACTACCGTGTATCCTCTTTTGTTGGCATCGCTACCCATTTTGGCGCTGTCATTACCATCTGTGTCCTTAGCTTTACTCACACCGCCATTGGCGTCTACGCTTAAGGTGACTTGTTCTGTGTCGCCATCGGGATTGTAGATATTCAGCTTCCCCGCCTTGGCTGTATCGCTACCTAGTTCGACGCTGGGCTTCGCTAAAGTATCCCTTAAGGTCATTAGACCCGCAGCGAAAGCGTCTCCTCCTATAGTAACAATAGCATTAGTTGTATCACCGTGGTCATAAATATCTACCCCCCCATCATCAGCGCCCTCAGTGACAACAGTGAGAGGTGCTGTCGCGGCTAGAGGGCCACCATAAGTTGTAGGTATTGTTGTTGTGCTACCTTTTTCTGTAACCTCCTGAAGAGTTTGGGTTTCTTCTGTAGAATCTCCAGTAAGCAGGTATGGTAGACCTCCTGGACCCGTTAATCTTCCACCATCTCCCGTTCCTGTAGCGTTTCCGCTACTGACAGTCAAACAATGTATATCTAAACACCCATCTATAGTTTGGTCACCGAAATTACCCACATAAATAGCTCCCCCTTGAGGATCTCTCTCTAAAATAACTTCTCCTATGGTTTGTGCTCCTGTTGCATAGCTATTAGTTGTGAGTTGGTTACTAAGATCGATTTTAAAATATAGGCCCGTGTTTTCAACTATGCCATCGTTAGAGTAGAAAGAAAAGGTTTGCGGCCCTTTCGACTGTAGAAGGGGTTGAAGAGAAATCAGATTTCCTTCATTAGGGGTAAAGGTTTCTTCTCCCGTTTTTGCGTAAAGAGCAAAACCACCATAATCGGTATAAGTTGGATCGTTTTCAACATTTATTTGAATGTCTATCTGGCCCGTAATTCCCGAGGTGTTAACTACTTGTTGATTAAAAAACCTTACTGCGTCGATGGCATCTTCAGCGGCCATTCCCGCTGTGTCGGGGGGTGGGTAGTTCGCAGGATTATCGGATTCGTTTAAATATGTCTTTCCCTTACTTTGGTAATATAATTTGTCTATATATATTTGATCATTACCATATAAATAGAGTTCACTTGTCTGAGTGGTGCCGTTATAGTTAACGACTTCGTTTCTTATCGCAAAATCTTTAGTGTAGGCTCCAAATACATCTTCATTCTGTGATTTGGTAAAAGTAAAAAAAGAGTCTGTGGTTGTTCTGTAATTAGGGTATACAACATTCCCAGCGATATCTAAAATGCTTATTTTCTGGTGCTTAATAAACGGATCTTGAGTAATGGCAGAAGAGGTTTTCAATACCGCTCCAGCGGGGTTTTCTAAACCAAAATGGACGGTGACATTTGCTTTTTTATGTATTCCGCTTCCTATTGTTGTAGATATGAGATCGCCTGTATCTACATCGAAAACAGTCTTAAATTCCTTAACATCCTTGGTGGTGAAGGCTCCCTCGTAATAATTGCTGATGGAAGAGATTCCGACACCTACTTTCCCTGTGTGGGGGTTATATGGTCCTGTATATATTGCGTATAGAGCGCCACTGTAAGTCTCGTTTCTAGATAATTTATAGGGGGTCTCGTCCCCTACATTCACATAGCCAGTACCGTCCCCCCTAACATCTCCAATTGGGGTAGCTCCTCCGATCACTGTCCCTGTGGAGATATATTGATCCACAGCTGGGGTGGTATAGGTTGCGGGTAATGTTATGCCCACTCCTACCATATTAATAAAGCGAACTTCCGACCATTGGTCAGTGGTGGCTATGGTATGGAGGTATCCTCCGTACCCAGTCGCTCCTGTCGCGTCATCATAAGCCCCCGAGCAATAAGCCCAAGCTCCGTCGTCTAGAACGTTCTTTAAAATCGTGTAACCCTTTTCCATCATATTTCCATAATCTCCACTGTGTTAACAAAAGCACTATTGAAAAGTAAAAGTTCATCGTAAACCACGAACATTCCTGAACAATCATAAGGAGAATCAAAAAAAGCATTAACGTTTCCATCTCCCCCTTTATTTCCTAATGCGTTTACACAGAAATTAAAGACGCCCACTTGACTTAAACCCTCAAATATATAACCTGTGTTAGGGTCAGCTATAGAGGCAGCTATAGAGTCCTCTATTACCGTCCCATTGGGTTGAGTTAAGCGGACGTTATAACCTGTGCTTTCTGAGACTCCAGTCCACGTTCCTGTAATAGAGAAAGTATCATTAGTAACATCGGGCTCCCCTGTAGTAAGCAAGTCTAGTACGGGGGAGTCTAGAGTGCTGTACTTTATGCCATTGATAGTTTGTGCCACTTGGTAGCTATAAGTATTAGCCTTGTTTTCTATGCTTATATTTTTTTCAATTAAATTATATTTACCCGTATCGTATTTGGTGGCAGTAACGAGGTATTCATTTGGAGCGTCCTCCTTCATTGAGATGACTTTGTAAATAAAGGGGCTTGCATCAATGAGTTCAAACTTCGCAGGGCTTCCTAGTTTTACGAAAGGCAAGAGCTGCGGCTTATCAAATCCCGAAAGGACGCTCCCATAATCCTTAATTAAAATCTCCCCAGTAACAGATAATACATTCATCTGATCAGGGGAAACCGCAGAAATTTCTGAGTTCAAAACTCCATCATACGCCTTCCCAAAACCACTAAATCCTGAAAAGGGAGTGGGTGAACCACCTCGGTGATCGCCTCCTTCAACCCACGGCGAGAGTTTTCCCGTATTAAATTGGTTTAAACTTTGAGCGCCAGTTAACTCCGCGATAAAATCCCCCGAACCTAAATCAAAGGCTCCCGCGTTCCCCTCTCCCGTTCCTGATGCAAATGTCCAGCCTGTCGCCTCCGTCTGAAAGTAAAGAAATGTCCCACTAACACCTGTATACAGACCGTATTGTTGATAGAGGTCAGATTCAGGCCCCTGCTCCACATTATAACCTGTTGTGTAACCTGAAAATTGGTAATCCCCTGTATATCTTACCCATGGGGGGGGAGTCGGGGGAGATGCTTCGAATCCAGTTATAGTAAAACCCTCATAGCGGTATCTTTTAATCCAATTGATTTCATCTATATCTTCGATTGTATCGCGTCCTGTGGGATTGTAGACGGTTAGTCTCCCCGTCATGTCTTTCTCCACAAAAGTGTTGCTTAAACGAATTGTTTCGGCTTCTAAATCTACCGCCAGCACCTTACCAAAATTAGCTTTATTAGTTTTTAATTCGTCCTCAATATTTATTAAATCTCCAGGTTGACAAAGGAGGCTTTCGAGTCCAGCTGTAAAAGCTACGGTTTGGTTTTCATCAATTGAGGAAAAGATTCGGTGTTGACCCACTCGATTGGCCATTGCGCGAGAAGTTATGCCTACCCCTTCTATTCGGGTTTTAAAAATACCCCTTTCTCTAAGGTCTTCTTCGTCTTCTACGACTTCTAGTTTTGGAACAAAGTTATCGAAGCGGTCTTTAAAGCTTACTTCTATGGTATTGAATTGCTGGTCCCTTCTATTGTTTGAATAGAAAAACTGGCCATCTTTTACCGATTCATTAGTGAATAGATTGGTGGTCCTTCTCGGGCGGTCGTCTACAAAATTTATTTCTGAGTTTCCGAAGAAAACCCTTCCCCTAAATAGTCCAGCGATGGTGTTAATCGCATCATAGAGTTTTTGTCCTTGTTGGAAAACCACATTGCAAGAAAATCTAGGTTCCAACCCCCCGTGGCCATCGGTTACTCCCTCAAAGTAACCGTTATCGTCTACAGCGTCACAAAATCTTCCTATTTTATATAGCTGCCATTTGTTAATTTTGTCTTCATCAATATGACTTCCCATGCCATAACGATTATTAGTGAGAATATCATATAAAATCCAAGCAGGATTATCGGTCCACATTAATTTGGTATGAAACCTTCCATCCCAATCTCCTTCGTATATGAGTTTACGGCTTTTAGAGGCATCATCAAACTCCTCAGTGCTCTTATAATACCTTTTATCCTTTCCATTTATATCGTCAGGAAAATAGTTATTTGGAATCCTTACTAATTTTAATTTGCAATCGTAACTGCGTTGAGGAACAGAAGAAAAAGATCTTGAGTCCAGCTTTGTCCCCACAATAGCTGAAAAGGGATAATGCAGATTTGATTCGATAATCTCAGTAACCTTGTAAAGATTCACCACTTTACTTATCAATATAGAATTACTTTCGAAAGATAATTTAGTTACCTTAACATAGCGGTTTTCTGGCTGTTCTTGGTCAGCGTTTCCCACTATAGTAGTATTTTCATTTACTCCTCTTACCTCTCCTTGATTTATGAGAGGCAGTTTAAAGGGGACATTGAGGGAGGTTCTTGTATCCGCGCTACCCACACTAATAACGTAGTCTTTATTACCTCTGGTTTTCTCATTATCGGGATTTCCAATATCAATTAATGTTTGCCCCTCTATTAGGGCTACTATTCTAAAGGTGTGGGATTCGAACGTCTTTTCGTTGGTCCCCGTCTCATTTTTTCTCCTCCCTATTGTCCCTGTTTCTACTTCTATATTTAGAACTGTAGGGAACTTAGTGTTGATGTCCATGTCGTCGGCGTCTCCGTCGTCACCAGCATGAAAAACATCATCGACATTATTTATCAGGGTGTCATTCAAAGACTGTACGTTTAACGTAATAAAAACCGACGTTACATTGGGGTTGTATACAGTATGAACAACAGGAATCGCTTTTTCATCCCAATGTGCTAAAGAATTCTTTCCCCATGAAGAATAGTTTTTAACGTCCTCATTACCACTCTTTCTCCTATCGTCACTTCCTTCGTGTAGGGGAAGGCCATCCGCCATATCTAGGTTGAAATTCTCTGAATCTTCGGTTAATACTCGATTGCGAGTAAGTAAGTATTGATTTTGAGAAATCCTTTGCGGTGCAAAGCTTTGACTGCCTGCCTGCTCCTGAAGGTCAATTGGCCACATGAGCGGATCGCTTGCTCGCTCCGTTCTGAATGGCCCAATAAGCGCTGCGCTATAAATGTGGTCTATAAATATTTTCCTAAAGTTAGTTAAAGGCTCTTGGAATTCTTCTCCTCTTTTAATTTCAGCTAAAACGTTACTATAATTAAATTTTAAATTATTCTTTCTTTGGGAAAGGAAACTGGAGGTTCTGAGGGAAGTCAGCAATCCCCCACTTTGAAGCTCAGTGTCTCCGCTTTCTAAGCTATCGTGTAAGGCTCCCCACGCAAGTGCTTGTTTGGTGTAACGTAGGGAGTGTATTCTTGCTAGCTCCGCGACAACGGCCTCGGGCCATGCACTTTCATAAACATAAAGAGTTTTGTCCCCCGAGTAACGGTGATACTGCATTGAAGGTCTAAATGTATACATAATAAAACCATGCATTTTACCCGTTAGATTTCCCTCCGCGTCCACTTCGGGGCAGCTTACATCCTTGACAGATTTAGAGTCCGACGAAGTAGGGGAGGAGAACCACTCGTCTGCGTTCGTGCTCAACTGGTGATACGTGCCATAGTTGGTATAAAAATCTCCTCCATTCCCCATGGGGACATGAGATGTCTCGGTGGAATAAGGCATAGCCCCCATGGAAGATACTTGCCCTTCATCATTTAAAACAGACCTATTAAGACTCGCATTATCCTCCTCACTAATCTTGGCTATCATTAACACGTTGTAATATGGCAGAGGATCTTTAAGCAACGTGGTGATGTTTTTGTCTGGCGTCCACCCCATGTTTTCAAGGGCTCTTCGCGCTAAGGTTTCTTGGTATGGGTTTCTCTCTCCTGCACCCCCCTCCCTGCTGTTGTTATATAACTCAAGGATGGCATCTAGTTCTGGTTGAACGAATTCTTGGGCGTAGTCCAATCCTTCACTAAAAAGCCCCCAAAAACTCGAGTCCTGCCCCAACATGGGTGAGTATGATGTGAAAAATTTAGAGGTTCCTAAAGTGGTCCCATCCGTCCAAAACAAAGACCTTGGCCCATTCAACCCCGTCCCGAGTCTGTACTCCCAAGGTTTTCTTTGTCCAACGGGATAGGCTACATCTCTATAAGATGCATTAGTTGCGCTAAAGGGGATTTCTCCGTCCCCGATGTCCTGCCCCGATAGCTGATTTCCATCGAGCCACATATGAAAGGTCTGGGAGTCAAGGGGATCAGGGGCAGTATATTTTATAAAAGCCCTAATATATAACGCGGCGTCGAGGAGACCTAAGGGGTCGGTAGTGAGCCAATGTCTGTTGTTTCTCCTAAACGCTATAAGCAGGAGGTTTACTTGGTTATGTGGAGTGCCCTCGCTCTCCACCCATGACACCACTCCCTCTGAGCCTTGAAAATCCAGAGCGGTTACCATGTCCTGAGTTTGCTGTTGGAGCGCTTTGCAAAAATTTATGAGCGATTTTATTCCTGTGTCGTTTGTATTAGCCAAGCCCATCGAATATTCTGACATATTCTCTGCTTCTAGGCGCGTAAGAGTGCTGTTGTCCGCTTCTATTGCTACCGCAGTATCGTCCAGATAAACTCCTTGCAGAACGTTTAGTCCATCCATTAGGTCTCCCTGCGAATTAACAACCCCCGCGATTGGCCCCTCGCTGATCAGGTCAAGAGTTTCAGCATAACTATGAGAAGCCCCATATTGTAACTCTCCCATCTTCGGGGGATTGTAAACAGGGGGTTCAGGCTTCTCCTGCTTCTTAGCCCCAGCAATCTGTAATTTTTTTAAGATATGGTTCATCTTGCGATCACATTTGGCTAGTGTTACTTTGTGCGTCATCCCTTGGAGTTAACACCCCCTTAGTTTGGGTGTGTTGGGGATAAGATTTGATGGTTGCCTGTATTACCTGAGACCCCACTTTTAAGCGTCCATATCCAAGAGGTAGGGGCGCTCCCTGATTCGCTGTATTGACGTTGTTGCCAAAAATCATAGACGATTTAGATGCCGAAGCAGTTCCTTCTACTTGTTCAGTGTCGGGAGCGGGAGTTAAAGCATAAGTAATGGCTGCAAATATTACAGCTAGGGCGACATTGGCCAAAAATGTTCCGCCCACAAGCCAACCGATGATAGGAACCAATGGGCCTCCTCCCACAATGGCTGGAACCAAGTCAATGGTCTCAACGTTATCTAGATTTTTTAGATTTCCGTGATCATTAAGCCTTTTTTTATTGATAATAATCTCATATACAAGCCCCTCTTTTTGTAATTGCACAATTCTCGGGAGAAAACCATCCCTATTGGCGTCAATGGCGTGGAGAATATTTTTGGGATTACCTATCTGGAGACGGAAATCTCTCCCGTATTCCTTTCCCAAAATTCCATGTAGTTTTACCCGTGTCATGCTACAGCCTTAATCCGTTCTAGTATCTTTACATCTGCTTCTATGTTTTCGGGGGTATAAATATTAATTTTTTTACTGTTTAGGCTATATATTAAAAATGGCTGGCAACAATTTTCGGCCATCTTTACATCAAACTCTGATGCGCTTTCGTCCCCAGCAATATGGCTATGAAAAATAGCGACCATTGTATGACAATCTTTAAAAAGCAAATAATTTAAAGGATTGATTATAAAAAGAGAAGAAGGGTTGGGGGAGATGTTCTCTTCTTGTTGGACTATATATTGCTTTACGTTATAATCGTAGCCCAGAAAACCACAGATTTCTCCTCTTAAATTTTGATGAGAAAGTTTCTTGATATATTCAAGAGCCTCCCGTTCCTTTTTAAAACGTTCCATCTCTCCCGTAGTTAAACCCATCAGTTCCTGGGAATCCTCCGAATCGTGGGTTGGGTGTCGTAGGATTGTTAACCATCGTCAGGGAAGAGAAACTATAAGATTGATCGACTCCTGAATAACTTCCACTCCCCGTTAAGTGATAGCCTCCCGTGTGCCCATCCAACAATGCCCCAGTAGGATAGGAGGGGCTTCCTATATTACCTGTGGTTCCCGACCACCACGCGACCAAAGTGCCCGAGCCCCACAACAGCGGAGCTGCATCCTCAGGTAGACCGTCGCCCGTCCCCCCCGTTAAAGTGCTCATCCCTCCTGTGCATTCTACGTATGGCCGTGGGGCATAATCATAGGGAGAGACCTCGCCCACAGGGGCGGGAATTTGCTTCCTTAAATACCTTATTTCTTCGGAGTTTAACGCTCTATTCCAGAGCCCCCACATTCCTATGTGCCCATTCATAGTGGCTAGGTTAGCGGTGCTTTCTGGCCAATTCGTGGCTGTGCCGTCAGGCCATGTACCTTGTTGTCTCCAAAATTCCTGTGCCCCAATCATAAATGTTTGAGGGAGACATGGGTAAAGGGTCTCGTTATGGGGATACCCAGCTACCCTGTCTGCCCACGAAGCAAAGTTACCAATATTGTCCACTTCGTCGGTCTCATCGATTACCCACCCCCGTCCATTTATCCAATACGACAGCCTAGTAAGAAAGGTTTCTGTGTCTCCTCCTTCCTCGTCACGGGCGAGCGCAGCGTCGTTGTCGAGAAATTGCTTGGCTCCCGTGGAGTTTCTAATAGCAAAGTGGTGCCATTCTTCATTTTCCTGTTGGGCTGGCTGAATAAAACCTAGTCTAGCGTATCGAAAAGCGGTGCTGGGCGTATTACTTGAATCGTTAAGAGAATACCCAATGTATTGTAATTGGATTCGTTTGTTCGCGTCTTCGTGATTCCACACGGAATTTCTATTAATATTCAGAAATCTACTTGCTGGAAAAGAACCCCCCTCTGCTGGACTGGTGCTAAAAATACCCGCCCCGCGAGGGGAGTTGTCATTTATATTTACCCACCCCGCCAGAGTCCACTCTTTTCGGGGGTCTAATACTCCTGTAACGTCAGCTTCTGTTGTATGAAAGCATCCGCTATTTGTAGTGATTTTACTATTCTCAGGGCTTGCCATTCCCGATAACCTAACTGAAGGGAAGCTGCTTGTTATGGTTGGCCCCCTAAAGCCCACCTTCTCATTTGAATTAAATCTCTTTTGACACGCGCCAAACCTTTTACTGCAACCATCTTTTTGCCAGAAACTGGGGTTTTTTTCAGGATGTTTCCCTACGTTGCTATCCGCTACAGATATATAAACAGTTTTAAGGGGCACTCCCTCCGAATTAACATCGCCTTGTGGGGGGAGGAGAATGGTGGGGCTTTTTACTACAACTATATTTCCCTTACTGTATTCTGTATTTGTATTCCAGACAATACTTTGGTCACTAAAGAAGTCAGTCTGAGAGTTAACGTCAGTGGGATCTGTAGGAGGGGCTGGTGGAGGAGTATAAATGGGTACGACTCCATCACCATTTGCATCTTGGAAAGGTGTTTCATTCTCTCGCTCGACAGGGAATCCCTCGTATCGACAGCCCTCCCCTCTATATTGCCAATAACAAAATCTAGCTTGGATTCCCCTAGCGTTGACACTAAAGCTTTCTAAGTCTAAAGGAGAATTCAATTCAAATTCTACAAATATCTTAGACTCTTGAGTCTTTCTCCCCATTATCCACTCCTCACTAAGCAGTTCAGCTTTACTATCTGCTACCCCGAATGGATTTCCTCCGTCAAAGTTGTCATCGTCTAAAAATTTAACCTGAACCTTTTTCCTGATAATCTTTGCTTGTATTAGGTCTTTATAATTTTGGAGCAGATTGGTAATAATATTATTTTTATTGGCTACCCTTATTTTGGGTCGCGCCATCTTGCCGTCTCCCAATACATTAAACCCTTCGCTTTCAATGGCGAGAGGGATATATTGGACTCCTTGCCATTTTATTGCTTTATCAAAAATAGATCCTCCGTGAAATCCCATAAATAAGGTGGGCTTGTTGATTCTATCAGGGTAAACTCTAAACAACTCCAACACAGCAGTAGGCTGGAGATCTAAAAGACTACTCGCCGCTTTATTCTGTCCTTCTGCCGCCATATTTGTATTTACACTTTATTATTATATAATATAATAAAGAAGTGAAAATTACACAGCTAAAAACCCCTGATCCAAGGGTGTGGGATGAGTTTTGGGATTTCTTTCTTAGATCCAAACCGTATGACCTTGACATTATTCGCTCCCCCCACTTAAAAAGAAAAAAAATAGAAGAGTTATTTTCTTTCTATTGCAATACGTGTCACGTTTATTTAGCCGAGGAGAATTCTAAAATAAAAGGAGTTATCTTTATTGCTGAAGAGTCGTCATGCTTAGATGTTACCTTCCTCTTTGGGATAAGCAAAAATTTTAGCAGTTCAGATTTAATTGCTACAACGCACTCTATTTTTGATCTAGCCCTGAAAAATCACAATAAAAATTATATTAAAAGCGAAATACGGAGAAAGCACAAGGTAAAATCTTATAAAAAATGGATTGAAAGATACGACAAAAAGGCGATAATATTCAATGACGAGAAAAACACTGTAGTTTGGTGTAAATCAGAGCGTATGAGTGTAATATTTAAGGTGGTCGGAACAAACAAGACCACAGAACACCTAATGGGGAAGGAAGCTTCGCTAGGACATACCCGCAAGGGACCACGCCATGTAGTGCGAGAACTTTTTTTCGAAA